GGAGAAAAGTATTATTGGAAACATCATTCACTTATTAATTACAAAGCATTGCAAGGAAGAAAATATAAAGTACCACTTGATGTCGCTAAAGAGCGTGGTTTGATAACAATAATTGATGAGACTAATCAACCTAAATACATTGTTGATTGGGTTCTAGCTCAAGCTAAGAAATATGACATCAAGGGTATTGCTGCTGATACGTTTAGACGAACATACCTGGAAGACGAATTTACTAAGAATGGTTTTCCTGAATTGTTAAAGGCTAGAACAGGTATTAAAACACATACAGAACTCGAAAATAATATTGATGACTTGTTTGCATACCATAATTTAGTTTATGTCGGTGATGACATGATGATGCGCTGGTATACAAACAATGTTTATAAAAATAGAGATATGCGTGGAAACATTGAATATTCAAAGATAGAGCCGAAGTTGAGAAAAACTGACGGCTTTTTTGCGTTCTTGAATGCATATCAATTTAGAGAGTTAGCTGATGCGCCTGTCGCAACATATCACAGCCGATTGAGAACAAGGACTTATTAATGAAAGGAGGTGGAAGGTTGGGAATATTTAGTATTTTTAAATCTGATCCAATTCGAGTGACTGAGGACGAGCAGGCTTTAGCGTTACGAAAGAAACAATATGAACTTTTTGACCAATATATTAATCGAGCTAATACAAATATGGCTTTTAAACTTTATGCGATTCAGCTGTGTATAAATCGAATTTCAAACGCCTTAGTTAAATGTGATTTTCAAACATTAAATACAGGGAAACGTGAAAAAGGTGACATCTGGTATCAATTGAACGTTGAGCCAAATGAAAATCAGAACGCTGCTGACTTTTGGAACAAAGTTATCTATCAAATGGTAATGAATGAAGATGGAGCATTGGTGATTCAATCAAGAGTTACAGGAGAATTACTGGTTGCTGATTCATATTCAGTTAAGGAATTTGCGTTTAAGCCGAATGTTTATTCAAACGTTGAAATCAGTAACTATATGATGCAAACAAGTTTTTTAGAAAACGAAGTTTGGCATTTGAAACTTAATAATTCACGAGTGAAAAGCTTATTTGACAACTTGTTTGAAGAATATGGAACGTTACTTTCAGGAGCTATTCGAAATTATAACCGTAGTAACGCCATTAAATATGCTTTGAATATTGAAACTCAATTTGACCAATTAAAGAACAAACCTTTATTAGATGAAGGTGGAAAACAAATTGTTAAAGATGGCATACCACAAACAGAATATGATTTTGCAATTGATGACATGTTTGAGAACCGTTTGAAAGGTGTGTTTAGCGATCATGATTCTGTAACACCTTTAGAAGATGGACTTGATTTAGTTGATTTGAATGCAACTGGCAATAGTAAAAGCTCTGGTTCTGCTGCCAATAAAACTACTCGTGATATTTCAGCCATGGTTGATGACATTGTTAATTTGTGTGCTGATGCATTTATGATTCCAAGAGGTTTGTTGAAAGGTGATACAGCCGATATTGATGGAATGACTGATAATTTTATTTCATTTTGTATTAATCCAATTGCTGAACAAATCGAAGATGAAATTAACCGAAAAATGTACGGCAAAAAGAATGTTGCTAAGAGTACTTATTGCAAGATTCGAACAGATAAGATCCGTAATTATGACCTTACTAAGATTGCTAGTTCTGCTGAACTCATTAGTCGTATTGGCGTTTGGTCAGTTAATGACATCCTAGACTTTATGGATTATGAGCCAATCAAGGAAGACTGGGCTAACCAACATATTATTAGTAAAAATTATGGTCTTGTAGAACAAGATTTGAAGGGAGGTGAAAATAGTGAAGAAAATTAAAACAATTATGAATGTGGTTAATGAAACCGAGGATAATCCAGCCAGAATTGATTTGTATGGAACAGTCGGAATAGATCCATGGTCTAGTGATGAACAATCTATTACAGCTAAGGGTGTTAAGAAAGCTTTAGACCAGATTGAAGGCAATTCTGTGGACGTACATATCAATTCATACGGTGGTGTGGCATTCGAAGGAATTGGAATTTATAACGTATTGAAAGAATCAGACAAAACAGTAAATGTTTATATTGATGCAATCGCAGCAAGTGCCGCCTCCCTCATTGCAATGGCAGGTGACACTATTTTTATGCCTAAAAATGCACAATTGATGGTTCATCATGCTTCCACACTTGAATATGGAAATGCTAAGGATTTTGAAAAGGTTATTCAATCATTAAACGCAATGGACAAATCAATGATTATGACTTATGAATCGAGATTTACAGGTACTGAAAACGAATTACTTGAATTACTTGATGCAGAAACATTTTTGACATCAGATGAAGCACTGGCTTTTGGATTTGCAGATAAAATTCTTGATTTTGATTCTGATGACGAAGAATCAGATAAGTCAAAAAATGATATTAAGAAAACTTTATTTAACAAATATGGTAAGAATCCTATTGCTGCTGAAGTAAAAAAAGATACATCAATTTCAGAAAATGGCTCAAAAGAAGCTGTAGTCGATTTAGATATTAAAGAATCACAACCAAGTTTTGCAGATAAACTTATTAACTTAATTTAGAAAGAGGGAATCATAAATATGATTAATTCAGATTTAAATACAACAGAATTAGAAACAGCTCGTGCAAAAATGTTTGATGCAATGCGTGACGGTACAGACGAAGAGCAAAACAAGGCGTTTGCACAATTTGCTACATCATTACAAGACTCAATTACAGATAATGCTAAAAAGCAACTTGATATGATTGGTGCAGAAATTACAGACGAAAAGGTTCTTGAATCTCGTGGAACTATCAAGCCACTAACATCTAAAGAACGTAAATTCTTTGCAGAAGCCGCCCAAAAGCAAACATTTGAAAATCTTGATGAAGTACTTCCAGAAACAGTCATTACAGACGTACTTTCAAGAATCAAAGAAGAACATCCATTACTATCAGAAATTGACACACAACCTGTAACAGCCTTGATGAAACTTGTTTATGCTGATCCAACTAAGAAAACAGCATTCTGGGATAAGGTGCCATCAGACATCAAACAAATTCTTGAAGATGGATTCAAGGTATTGTCACTAGAATCAAGCAAGCTATCTGGCTTTATGGCAGTTCCTAAGGGGTTCTTCCAATTAGGACCATCAGTGTTGTCACAATATGTAATTACTTTCTTGGAAGAAACAATGAGTGCAACACTTGAAACTGCTGTTGTAGCTGGTACTGGTAAATTACAACCAATCGGTATGATCAAGAAACTTAGTGGTTCAGTTGATGGTGTATATCCTGATAAAGACACTATTGTCTTGAAAGATTTGAAACCAATCTCATTAGCAGGTATTCATGCAGCACTTACTAAAGCTAAGACAGCAAACGGTCAAATTTGTGCAATCATGAATCCTATGACTTACTGGTCAAAGATTTTCCCACAATTAGCAGTTCAAGATGCTAATAACAATTGGCATTTAATTGCTATGCCAACAGGCGATACAATCGTTCAATCATACGCCGTACCTGAAGATAAAATTATCTTTGGTGTTCCAAAGAATTATGTACTTGGTGTTTCAGGCAACGTTGAATTGAAGAGCTATGACCAAACACTTGCTATTGAAGATATGGACTTATTCATTGCTAAATTCTTTGGTATGGGTGTTGCAAAGAACGAAAATGCATTCTTCGTAGCTGATGTATCAACTATGGAAGCTGCTACTATTCCTGCACTTGAAGACAAAGCTGATGTTCAACGTGTTGGTAAGATTGGTGATGTAAAGGAAGATGACGCGTCAAAATAGACACGCCGTCTGAAAATGATGGCGCTTTTGATGTCAACGGAAATGTTAAGCCAACAGATGCTCAAACTATTACTGAAATCACAGGTTGGTTAGATGCTCATTCAATCGATCATACTGGCAAAACGGTAAAAGCTGATTTGCTTGCTTTAGTACCTACTGAATAATAGGAGGTTACTAATGGAATATACAGTTACAGACGAATTACTTAAAAGTTTAAAGTCAGAGTTGCAAATAACTTTTAGTGAACGTGATGAGTCATTAAAAAAATCTTTAAAGCGCGGCATGGCATTTATCACAAGCCGCGTGGGAGATGTTGAATTTCAAAAGGATTCAGAAGTTTCACTCTTAGCTAATGACTTGCTTATCAATTACTGCCGCTACGATTGGGACGGATATAGGCAAGTTTTTGCTAGTGATTACAAATCTGACATTTTGAATCTCCAAACAGTAAATGGAATTGTTAGGAGTAAGCAAAATGAAGAGAAGACTTAGCAATTTCAATGATGGTGTTTTGCATTACGGCACCATTAAAACAAAAAGAAATGAATTAAAAGAGAAAGTCGGACTTGAATTCGTAGAGTCTGGTTTTCTTTTTTTTGACTTCAAACAGATTCGCCAAGAAGATACAGAAATCTATGATATTGGAAAAGACCAAACATCTAATTTGAAAGTACAAACATACTATGTGGATGGGATTGATAAGAATGTTCAAAAAGTCGTTTACAAAAATGACTATTACGAAGTTAAGAATATTGACCCCTCAAATGATAGGAAAACAATGTTTTGGTATTTGACCAAGAAAGGACC